GGAGAAGCGGGTCTCACGACCCGCTCCCCGTTCCACTCAACTCAACCCCGCCGCTTACTTGGTGCCTAGAGCCACAGCGCGCGGGTTGATTACCACCTGGCTGATCAACTCGTAGAACAGCCATGCGTACCGGGGCTCTCCGAATACGAACTTGTTTGCCGGCTCGGCCATCAGTTCCACGCGGACGGGGAACACGCCGAGATAGTCAGGATCGGCCACCGCGAAGACCTTGCCCGGAGGCACGATCTCCCAATTGACCGCCAGTCGGCCGAGACCGCCCTGGCCCACTCGCGTACCAGCAGTGGTGATGATATCGGCGTTAAGGATGCGGCCGACGTAGCCCATCATGAGCCACTCACGCTCGGTCACAGGATCAACCTGTTGTGACAGGAAGATTACCATGTCCGAAAGCTCGCGGCGGTTGATGAGGAACTTCGACACGACGAGGCGGTGACGCTCGACTTGGAACCGGATCGACTCCAGTGCCTGTAGGTTGAGCGAGGAGAAGCTCACCACGTCGTTGAAGTTCGGCGCGGCAGCGGCGAGGACGGAGATGAGCCCCTGGTCCTCCTGACGCATGATCGCCTGCTTCGCACGATCCTGGGCTCGGTCCAGAACATCGAACTGCTTCTGGAAGACTTCCGAAATTCGGATCGACGGGAAAGCCGTCACCTCGAACTCCGGCGGGAAGATATGCCGGTCGGAAACACGGGTCTCGACGGCGCGACCGTCACTCGACACAACGAAGGCTGCAACGTCCACGTCGCGATCGATGCGGTTCACCTGGCCCTGAGCCAGGGTGTAGGTCTTGAGGATTCTACGAGCGAAACCCTCGTAGTCGATGATTTCCTTGATAGGCAGGAGAAGTTCCTGACCGATCTTGGCAAAGCCCTGACCACTCGGGTCAGAGAACGCCTGAAGGAAGATGTCCGCTCGCTCAGACGGCGAGATGTGCTCGGCGGTGATCTGGCGCGGAGTCTTGAAGCCTTCCTCACCCTTGGCCACCATGTCGAGCAGATGCTGCGCCTGACGGAGGGCATCCTTCTTGTCGTAGGCGTTGGTCTCGTTCTTGCTGTCGAACATCCGGTTGGCGGACTTCACCGTGCCACCCGTTGCGGTGACGCCACCGAACGCCTTGGGCGACTCGGGATTGAGGAGTGCCGCAACCTTCTTGCGAGCTTCCTCGTTCCTCACGTAGGGATTAGCAGCCATCTCTTCAAACCTCCGTTTGGTCTCTCTTGCCTTATCCGGCTACCCGCTTACGCGAGGACCGGGACCCACTCAAACCCGAGGAACGGGTCAGAAGCCGTGGGAACCTTCTCAACTCGGGCGCAGACTGTCGCGCCGACATTCGCACCGGCCCCTTCATTCGTGAGAAGGCCGGGACCCATGTCGTGGCCCGAAAGGGTCACGCGAAGAAGCTCACCGATGACGTAGGCGTTGGCGGTGACGAACTGGTCGGTCTCGAACTCGCCGTGACCCTTCCAGACGGTCGCCTTCTTGCTGCCTTCCGTATCATCCGTCGCGCCCTTGAAGTTGACGCCACGGAAGTTCTTCTCGAAGTCGTCGTTCAACTTGAACGTATAGGTCACGTCGATCACATCGCCGTTGACCACTGTGCTCGGTCCACCAGCCGTGAAAGTCACGACACCGGTCGTAGTGTTCAAAGTGAAGTCGTTGCCGCCGCCCTCAACAAGGACCGCGCTATCCGACTCGCGGACGAGACGATAGGAACCCGGCACGATAGCATCGTGCGCGAGGGCGATGCCCACCGCGACCGTGACCGTGACAGCCTCGTTGACCTGATCAGTCTGTTGGAGGGAAGCAGTGAGACGATCCTCACCTAGGATGCCGATAGGCTTGGTCCCGCTGTCGGGATCATCAGCCGCACCGCAAACGACGATAGCGCCGTCCGCGTCACGAGCCGCGATCATGCCCGATCGGTAGTCGTCAGCGCCAACCGGATCGAAACCCGTATTCGCGCTCGGAGTAATCACCTTCAGTGCCATCTCTTCGTACCTCCCAGGGGTTCCTATTCCCTTTAACTGTTTTCCCGGAAAAATTTGCCTACTTCCGGTTAGGCCGCCGCCCCAGGGCGCTTGCCATAGGCAGACGCGGGCGGGCGATGACCTTCACCGTTGACCGGAGCCTGCGGAATTGACGAATTCCCCGCTCGGACGGCCCGCGTGATCGACTCATCGTAGGTCTTGCCCGGGGTTTCACCCGGATGCTGCATTCTCACACCCCCAACATTGCGGGAGGCGCGTCGGTTGAGATGCTCACGAGTGCTCTCTTCCATAGCAGCGAGAGCTTCCTGCTCACTGACCGCTTCGGCCGGATGTTCCTCAACAGCCGCAGTGACGGAGCGAGCCGCCATCTGATCGGCCTGCGCCTTGACTTCCTCGAAGGCTTCCGAAGACATCTCCGTATATTCCAGGGCCTTGCGCATAGCCTCATCGAAATGGGCTTCAACGACCGGGCCGCTAGCGATACGTTCAGCAAGCTTTCCGTCAAGACCAGCGCCGGTGAGAACTTCCCATGCCGCGCCCTTGATCGGATTATCGAAAACGTTCTTGTCCTGCAACTTGAGGGCGAGCTTCATACCCTCAATGAAACGGACCACGAAGTCCTCGTGATACTCCTGCGCGAGGTCGGCCGCTTTGGCTTCCGCAGCCTTGATGAGCTTGTCGTTGTCAAGAACAGTATCAGGCTTGGCGGTCTTGACGTTGCCTTCCCCACCAGCCTTTACCGCATTGACGCGCTCCATCGTCTCATCCAAACCGTCTTCCAGAATCGCCGTCACGAGTGCAGTACCGTACTCGCGGCTCGCGAAACGGCCCCACTGCTCGTTCAGATGCTCACCCCACGCAGACCCGCCCGTCACCATGTACAGAGGGGCCTCACCTTCGAAGCCGATTCTCCAACCGGCTAGACGGCGGTCTTTGTTGGAAACGAACTCGGCCGACACGTTGGTCAACTTCCCGTACTCCTTGGTATCCGCATCGAAGTCACCCGCCGGGCGGCTCTCATGCCGACTATCATGAGCCGGATTCGGGAACTGCTTGGGGTCCTTCTGACGCTTATCGTAGGGGTATTGGTTTTCCACCTTGGGTGACTTGTCGTCGGCGGTCTTCCTCGCCATGTTCCTCTCCTTCAAAGTTGCGCGCACGCGCTTGAGCCAGGCGCCCATTCCGGCGCCGGCAGTTGGACCGGCCATGTCTGTTGGCTGCGGCTCCGGAGCACCAAGCTCCGCACCGGGTGCAGCTTCAGGAGCAGCACCCTCACCGCCCGTGATCGCTTCGAGCGCCTCAACAGCTTCCGCCGCCGGGACTCTCTTCGTCACGAGGTCTTCCACGACCTTCAGAACTTCTGCGATCTGCTCAGCAGCAGGATCAACAGACTCCATCTGCAAGTCGTCGCCGGGGCCACCGCCCATCGGGTCCATGCCAGGAGCGGCATCTAGCCCCCCCGGTGCGGCCGGGGCAGCAGCCGGCAGAGGAGCAGCGGTCCGTCTATTTGCCATTATCACAGCCTCCAATCTACGCAAGCGAGCGTTGATCTCACTCAAAACTACAACTGTTCCGTG